CACGTTTTCCTTGCGCTCATTGTACTGCTTGAGTACGCGGTCATTCCACTTCTCAATATCCTGCATGAAAGTGTTGAGAGTTTCTACATCCTCATCCACAATCTTTACAGGCTGCGGCTTGTCAAACACTGGAGTGTAGTATGTGATGCCTCCATTTTTATTACGCTTGGTGGCAATGTTAACTTTCTGACCAAAGATAATTTTGTTAGAAGGTACTTCACGAATATAGTTAGCCACGGGCATGAACGCAGAACCACGGGCAGACCAGATAAACGGAGTGCCTTTAAGATCAACAGACTCACCAGTAGTGTCCGTAGCATCCTTAGCACCTGTGATAATACCGTACACCACCTGCGTACACTTGATGCTTTTCTGTTTAGCATGTTCAAGCGAGTTAGTTGATAGAGCTTCAACTTCTTGCTTGTTCAGCTTACCACACTTCATACCACCACTTGTGTCAGGGAAGTCATCACTCAGAGACGGAGCGAGAACAGTCCTGATAGAATCTTCAGGAGACTGTTGGTTCCACAAGTCATAAGAGTAGTACCGGACAAACATCCGCACAGTGATCTCTTTAGCGTACACAGTGTTGTTGTCCAGACGAATACGGAAGCTGCCCTTTGGCAACGGCTCACCGTCATCGTTGTCTGCCTGTTGTTCAATCGCTAGCCGGGGTAGTCCCTGCTGCACGTTTGAACGTGTTTCAGTCTGACCAACCATAGCTGCAAGTTTAGCCATGTTCTCTTCAGTCAGGTCGTCCATCGTAATCATATCGCTCATATTTCTAGCTCCTCTAGATTAAGCCAATCAGTACCTATTTTGAGTTCTATCTCAATAGGCATATCAAAGTCAATACCAAACTCTCTACTACATTCTTCAGGTATACACAACATACTCCTTTTTAATAATTCAACCATCCAATCTTTTTCGTCAGGGTGAACGTCCATGATTATGGAATCGTGGACCGTGTTAATTATTTTACTTTTTGGAACAGGCTTTACCATCGCTTTCAAAGACTTGTGAAGCCTTATCAGGGCTAATGGTAAAAGGTCTGCCGTAGCAAAACCCTGCACCGGGTAGTTCTTAATAGATGTTGATCCAACAGTTGTACCATATCTAGTATACTTTGCATAGGGAAAAGCATACTCCCTACCAGACGGTAGAACAACCTGTTTGTCTGTTACTGCTTCTTCTTGCAGCTTGTCGTGCCACTCAGTCACACCCTGATACTTATTACGAAAGGCAGAGTAGTAAGCCATCTCCCGATTAGTTCCAAGCACACCACCATACAGCGGCTTGAAGGTGTGGGCCTTTGCATCCTGACGACTAACTCCCATGATCTCAGCGGTGTAAGAGTGTACATCGAAGCCGCTCTTTACCTCTTCATAAATTACAGGGTCTTGTGATAGATAGCCAGCTACACGAAACTCTAGCTGTGAGTAGTCACCTTCTAAAATGTAACCACCTTCATACCTAGAAACAATCGCTTCTCTTGCAGGGAATGTTGCGCCTCTCGGCATATTCTGAAAGTTTGGTCTACTTGATGACAGTCTTCCAGTAGCAGTGACGCACTGATTAAAGTTAGGATGAATAAAGCCTCTATCATCTTGATACTTCTCCAAGCTATCCACGAACGTATTGAGGTACGTCCTTATCATTGAGTAACGTGTATACTTGTCCACAAACTCTCTTGCCTTGCCCTCTAGCTCTAGCCGTATCTCAGACAAGGTTTCTTTATCTGTTCTAAAACCTGCAGCGGCGGTATCTTGCGGTCCACGGGGTATAACCCTTAGTCCCGCTGGTTCATTTAGCTTTACGTATACAACGCCTGTCCCGCCACAGGTCTTACACTTCACAGTGTTTTTACTAAACGCGCCAGACTTTAATCTGTTTCTTTTACGCCCTGTACCGCCGCAGTCCTCACACCTCTGGCCTCTGGTCTTACGAAACACAGGGGCTAAATCTTTCACTGTCTCCTTAAACATTGTAGGAGACATTTTTGTTTTACGCTTTTGTTTCTTAGTGTGTCCGCGCTGCTCTGTTCCTATGTTGAACGCTTCTTTCCACGCAGCCTTGTCCACCACCTCACGGGAGTATAGCAGCTTGCTACGATCATCTGGGCTATCAAGGTTGATTGGAGTGTCCCCCATAGCAATCTCAGCGATATCCATAAGGTCACTATACAACTGATCATACTCTGCCTGATAGTCTGCTTTAATTTTTGCAAGTTTTTCATTCGATATTTTAATCCCTGCTCTCTCAATATCTATTAGAACATCTAGCATTTCCATACTAAGTTTAACAACTTGTTTCAAACTAGTAGCTCCCTGTCAGGCCACGACATCTGTAACTCTGTTAGCTGTTGTTTTGCTAATTGAGTAGTTGTGTTTACATCAGACATGCAATACTCTCTCACAATATCACATGGCATGTCTTCATAAGATACCTTGTCCTTAATATATTTATCGGTAAGGTCCACTCTCTTCTCAGACAAACCCCTACGCTTGGCACACTCTGCAAGGCTAATTGATTTCTTAATGCCACGGCAGAGGAGATACTCCGCTATCATTGTGTCCCATAAAAACATATCATATTTAAAGCCACACTCTCTCAGCCACTGTAGATCAAACTTCAGGTTGTGACCAACTAAACAGGTTGTTTCATCTAGCTTCTGCTGCAACCTATCTTTTGCTTGGGGTGTAGGTTCACACAAGTTGTGAAAGAAAAACAACTCACTGCTTTCAAACACTGTCAGGTCTGGCGTAAAACTTCTATAGCCAACAAACACAATCTGCTGACCATCATACGGAGATGATGTAGAACTTTCAAAGTCCATTGTAGTTTCTATGTCAAGCACAGTGATCATGAGAATATATCTCTATCACCATCTCGCCGTAAAACCAACGACCCATGCCAACCATTTATCTTGTTCTTTGAGAACTTAATGGTTCTAAACTCTTCATGCTCCGCTACACCAATACCTACAATGATGTCTGCCTCACCAGCCTTGCCTGTCTTACTGCCATCAAGCATGGAATAGTCTATAGTCTCTCTTCCGTGGGCATCATAAGATGCTTGGGATATAGCCCACACTGCTACATTGTGCCGCTTGGCAAGCTCTCTGGACCTACAGTACAACTCCTTCAGCCGCTCATCACCGCGCGAGAACTCACCGTCAATCCTGATCTTATCTAACTGGTCAATGAATACTATGTCAACTTCATTGCGTGAGCAGTAGTCCTCAACCTCTTGTATGGACGTACCGACACAATCCATGAAAGATATGTATGGTAGTATGTTCTCTTGGTATTCCTGTACAAAACCCTGTTTGTCCTGCAGAACCTCAAGACGAGAGCGTTCTGTAATAGATTTAGCAACACGCATACGAGTCTTCTTCACAGGTTCTTCGTTACCCCAGTATGCTACATGAAACTTGTTACGCACATACCAACCAGATAACCATGCAGAAAAACTTGTCTTACCTATCTCTGGCCGTGCAAAAATCACACCAAGATTTTGTCGGTCTATGCCGGGTACGTAGTCCCGTATCTGTGTAGGGAAGATGAACTCAGGGTCACGCTCGAACTCTTCCAAGCTGTCCTCAATGTTATCCTCAAGCACTGTGTAACTCTTGGAGCCTTTAACCTCATTGTTCTTTAGCTCTTCTACACTAGTAAGCAGAGAGTAAGTATCGCTAGATTTACCAAGAAATATGTCAAGGGCTTCTTCTCCTATCTCTTTTGCCTTTGCTCGTTTCCAAAAACTATGCAGCACATTTCCCGCTAGTTCAGGGTTAACTGTCACACCTTTTAATTCTTCTAGTTGCTGTGCAGCCTTTTGCTTAGTTGCTTCAGGCATAGCTGGGTAACGTTCATCATGTGCCAACGCTACATCAGCTAGTGACAGATCACCCTCGTATGTTTTGTGTAGATGGCTAATAGTCTCTACAATCGTAGCCACCTCTTTTGAGAAATACTCCTTCTTAATTAAACCAGATACACGATTGAAGTTGTCCTTCTGTAGACATGCTACAAGCACAGCCTTATCAATCATATCTTTAGTACCTCCTTTGCTTCATCCTCGGTAAGTTTTTTCAAGTCTCTTTCCAGTAAAGAAACAGCTACAATGTCTCCATACTGTGCGTTTAATCTAAGTGCTATGTCTATGGATTTATCAGACGCATCTTTGTCAAGTGCAACAGTGATCTTGTCATACTTTGATAGTGCAGGTATTACCTCATCTTGTAGAGATGTGCCTAATAGCGCGGCACCCGTTGCAAATACAGATACAGAAGCGGCTGATGCGCAGTCCTCTACAACTACAGCATGTTTATGTTTACCGCAGATAAAGGGCTTTTTACTGTTCCCGTATCTGTACCACTTTGGTCCTGCGTGTAAACCACAGCCTATATATCTACCTGCAGCGTCTACAATCTTTGATCCATCTTTTATCAAAAACACAGCCCTGTCTCGCTTGTAGTCATAACGAATGTCAGCTAGCCCATTTGTCCAAGCATGGCTGCAGTTATTAACTTTTATATAATCGTAAAAGTTTTGAGGGCAGTTGTTCTTACGCCAGTTCTGTTTCTCTAACTCAAGACCTACAGGAACATTATCTTTCATAATTTCGTTGTATGCAGAGAAAGAGGATTCACTTAGTTCTTCTTTAATTACACCACCTTTACTGCAGTTTGCATGGAAACAATAATACTTAACACAATCACTAAACTGTGTAACAGATAGAGTATTAGTACCATCACACATAGGACAATCTAATCTTATAGAAGTACCAAGAGGTATATCTAGATTATATATATAATCTTTAATTATATTACTCATCAATATAATATCCTCAATTTCGGGACACGGCAACATGCCTCCTAGCACGGATAAAAATCAGTGTCAACCCCTAAAATTTCTCTTGACCCCAATTTAATTTTGGTGTAAGGTGGGCATCCCTTCAACAGCAGAGGTGAGCCATGTTCACCATATTCAATCCCAGAATATCTAATCCCGACCACATGCGGAGAGTTGTCGAAGCCACAGTGCAGGACAAGTTCTTCACTGTGGGGTTTACAAAGGCGGATGGTAGCTTTCGTAAAATAAACGGTCGCCTTGGTGTAGAGAAACACAAGAAAGGTGGCAGAGACTGTAACACCAACAAACAAATGATGACTGTGTGGGACAACTATGCCGAAGGGTACAGGAATGTCAACCTGTCTACAATCAACTACATTGTAGTAGATGGTGTGAAACATGAGTTCCAATAAAAAACATACAGACGAGTTTATAACAAAAATATTTAAACTAAGCAGGGAGCGTGGGCTAACTGCTCGTCAGATAGCAGAGGTAGTGTCTCCTGAGTACAAAGACTACAACGGCGTGGACATGTCAAGAAATGCTGTGATAGGTATCTTGAACAGGTATGACGACAGGTTCACCCACATGGGTAAAAACAAACCAAAGCAAATTAAGCGCGTAAGTTTTGTAAAGGTTGCCGAGCAACTGGAGCAAGTAAGGCAGGAAATGAGGAACAAAGATCAGTACCGGGTTAGGAAGTGCCTATCCTGTAGGAAAGAAAAGCTTCTGCACAAGGTAATGTTTGTGTGTGACAACTGTAAGTCCCGTGCTTCCTATTCCTCTTCTGTAGAAGACTACGCCGTAGGATTTTAGTATGAATGTAAAAGAGAAGAAGGGCCTACAGTCAAAGCTGGGCGCTATGAAATACTACGCAGACAGAGGGTATTTTATCTACAACGAAACCAACAACACTGGTCCTGTAGATTTTGTAGCCATAAACCCCGACACAAACGATAAGAAATTTGTCGAGGTAAAAACAATGTCGTTCCGTTCCAAGAACGCTAACTGGAAGCCGGGTACAATGATTAACCGCCAGCTTTCTCCTGTACAGAAGCAGCTAGGGGTGGAACTTGTGTACTACAACATTGATACAGGACACTTAAAATGTCGGAAGTAAAGAAGAACAAACACGCTGTTAAACGTAGCAAGCGCCCTCCCCCTGAGTACAGTACCCGCGCTTACGATGGTAAGACCTTGCGTTGGG